GTAGCGGCATTCCCATAAAGATCTTTAGGAGTGCGTCGCGGTCTGCGTCGTCGATGTCTGGCGAAGCGATTGGGAACTCGATCGAATCGAAGAATGCGCGTGGATAGGCTTTAAGCTGTAGACGACGAGCTAGAGCCAGAATCGCGTCGGCTGTCTTCTCGATGTTCGTGTCCCAGATTTCCGCGAACTTACCAAACTGGGAGATAGAAGCCAGATCGCTGTCTGTAAGAGTTGAGCCGTTATCGTAATTAACGGTAATAAAGTTTCGGACGTCGCCGCTTCGCGTAACTGACTTTAAGCCCACGCCAATTCCCTGAGTCGCTGAGATTTCGGTATAGCCGTTAGCTGCGAGATAAGTCTGTCGATGTAAAGCGTCGGCATACCCGATTCGGCCTGATCCGTCCTCGAAGAGATAGCCGAGTCCTGATTCTGCGATCTGACTGGCTAACGTGTAGCTAGAGACTGGATCGGCTGCTCTGTTGACCATTTCGTATTGCCCAGGCTGATCGATCTCGCCTAGTCCTACGTTCTCGGCGTTAGCCCATGTGGTCGTCGGATCGTACTGATACCAAGCTAAAGCGGGAGCGACTTCGTTCCAGTTATTAAGAAGTAAATCCGAAAGAATGTTATAGACCTGAGTTCCGTCGTAGTCTTTCGCTAAAGCCAGTTCCCAGTTAGCCCGAGCCAGTTTAGACAGCGCGCCTAGTGCTGTAATGCGGGCAGAAGTGACGTAGTCCGTCGATCCAGCTGACACGACGCTTATTTCGATGTCGCTGATAAAGCCGCCATAAAGATCGACGTAAACTCCAGTCGAATCTTTAATGGAAATAAGAATCTCATTACCTACTGTAAAAGGATAAGAAGTGTTCTGTAGGTTAATTAGCTCGATGTAGCAATAGCCCGCGACTGGCTGCTCATAGACAGAAGTTCGGCCGCTAGTGATCTGAACGCTGGCCAGTGTGACTTCTTGATAATCGACGCCACCGATTAAGACGCGCCATTCTGGATTCCATAGTGTCACGCGAACGCACCCGATCCAAGAGTTCCGCGATAGCTGGAATTATTAAGAACGTTAATGATCGCTCGGGCTGTACCTTCTGGGTCGATCGCGCCGTTAACAGTTAAGTTAATTACTGAACCGCGTCCGCCGCCGAGTGCATGATTCGGAGTAATCATTCCGCTACGCCCGGGCGTAAATAGTTCTGGGCCTTGCTCGCCGACGATGTAAGAAGTTCCCGAAGTTACTGGGCCGCCAGAAGCTCTAAATCCACCGAAGATCCTGTCTATAAGTTCGCCGATTCCCTGAACTAAAGGATTATCTTTAACGAGTTTAATAAATGCTTTTACCTTTTCGATCATGTCGTCCAAGAATCCGACTACCTTGGAGACGCCTTTAATTACCGCTTCGATAGCGACGCCAAGAACCTCGAACGCGACTCTAAGAATCGTTCCGATAGCTGGCCCGATCGTGTCTTTAACGAAAGTAGCGACATTCTTAAAGAGTGTAAAAAGTGGAGCTAGTTCGTCGGAGTTATCGGTGATCGCGCCTTTAACTTTATCGAATGCAGATTGGAGACCCTCTAGGGCTGGGCCGAATACTTTACCGAAGAAAGGTAGTACGAAATCTTTCATAAAATCGTAAAGACCTTTAAGAGCTGGAACGACAAAATCCGTTAGAACTGTTTTAACTGTGTTAAATGGGCCTTCTAAATCTTTACCGATTGACGTGGCCATAGTCGAAAGAGTTGGGATAACTTTATCGACGAATGCCGTAACCAGCGGAGTAAGCGCGTCCAGTACGAAAGAACCTACGGTCTCTTTACCTTCATCGAATGCGATGTTAAGTCGATCTAACTTTCCTTGGAAAGTGTCGGCCTTGGTAGAAGCTTGATTCTCGAAAGTATCGGCGAGCTTCTTGGTGATCTCGTCCATCGAAAGAGTCTTTAACTGAGCAGAAGAAAGTCCGACGCCTAACTTACCGAGTGCGGCTGTGTTGCCTTCTGTGGCCTTACCTAGCGCATTAGAGACCGCTTCTAGACTCTTACCGCTACCCGCGCTTATGTCGAGAGCTAGAGCTTGGAGTTTCTGAGCTTTCTCTACGTCGCCAGTAGCGCGAGCTAATCTTTCCAGCGATGGGCGAAGTTCGTCGTCTGTAACGCCGAACGCCAGCGACGTTTTAGTTATGTAACCCTCGGTCGCCTTGATCTGGGCATTCGTCGCGCCTGTAACGTTCTTTAGAGTTAAAGCGAGTTTCTCCTGAGCGGCTGCGTCTGCGATCGCTGACTTAACGCCATCGACCAGAAGCTTTCCCGCGTAGGCTGCGGCTGCGACTGTGGCAGCTGCAAAAGCGGCAGCGGCTACCTTACCGAACTTGCCGATCTTGTCTGAGAAGCCTTGGACTTCTTGCTGTGCGCCTTTAACGCCCTTTTTTAATTCGTCGAAGTCGGCGTCGAAAGTTATCTTTACTTTTGGAATGCCAGCCATTAGTCGAGACCCACTTTCTTAATTATCGCCTGAACTATGTCTATGTATTCTTTCGCGACGATTGGCGTGTAATAGTCAACAGCTGGAGAGATCCAGTAGCCGCGCTTATTGCGCGGGGCCTTAAATCGATCGGTGTAAGCGCGACCCAGTGAGTCCGTACCGCGTCCGCCGCCAAACTCTGTTCCCCAGAGAAGTGCGCCCGCTGGAGCTGCGCCCTGTCGGACTTTATTACCTTTACCGCTCTTAGAAGCTTCTCCGCCGTACTTGCGACCGACCTTCTTAGGGCCACCGATGTCGACGCGAATAAGACGATCGCGTTTAGCTGTAATCGTCTGAGCTACGAGTTTAGTCTGTGGAGCTGGCGCACCGTTCGCGCTCATCATGAGCTGGCCCGCCAGACGCTTCGATAGTGGAAGAGCTGCGTCGCGGATCTCGTTTTGTGTTTCTTTATCGAGAAGATTAAGAGTCTGGATCAAGTTTTTAAGCGCGGCTGGCTCGACTTCTATCGAGTAGACACCCTTCTTACTTGCCATTCCGTTTCTCCAGTATCTCTATCGCCGTTAAGATCTGCTCCGCCGTCTGCCACTCGCTCATCGGGATCTGTGTCGCGATAGAGAGTTCGACGATTAGTCGATTTAGGCTTCCGACGGGATAGCTTTTGGGCTTGCGCTACTTGCTGAGACTTCCGCGACCGTTTCGATCCAGACCTCGTAAGGCTTAATAGGAGTTCCCGCAGCTTCTCGCTTCATGGCTTGGTAGCCAAGAAAGAGAAGATCGTTTACTCCGATCGTCTCGGCTTGCTGGATAGTCTTTCCAGTTTTGCTTTCCCACTTCGACCACTCGGGAGAAGCCGCCACGAATGTAACGGCCTCTCCTGAGAAGTATTGGACTTCGATGTTTAGTTTCATGTTCGCTCCCGATTCTGTTTTTTAGCTGAATGTCTCGCTTGGTGTTCCCACTACTGTAAAGGATAGCGTTACAGTTTGAGCGTCTGGGCTAGAACCGCCGACGCTAGGGAAGATTGGTAGCACGTTAAACGCGAAGACCGCTCCTGTAACAGCTGTTAGCGATACCGCTAGAGTCGTGTTAGGTGCTGTCTCTGCCGCTGTCCATAGAGCTTCGCAGAGTGAATCCGCTGCGCCCCAGTCTGCAAGCATTTCGACGTCGAACGTCCACTGCTTATCGATCGAACGGTAAGCCTTAGCGTAAAGAGTGTCGTAAGTTTCGATAGTTACATCTCCGCTTAGCGTTGCGCTTGTTGCTTGCTCGTTATAGTTTTTGGTCGCGATCGTAACCGAAAGATCGCGCCCTGTAATTACGGTCGTGGCCATGTTGGTCTCCTAGTTTGTTTGTGTGTAATAAGTCGAAAGCTGAATCTCGCAAGCGAGAATCTCTGACGCGCCTATGTTTAACGGAATCGGATTCGATACGTCTCCGACTTCGTACCCTGACGGAATAGCCGCCAGAATGCTAATTACGAGCTTCTCGATGTTATCGAGCGCGCTCTGATTATCGTAGATCGCTACGCCTACGGTCATGATTAGATTGACTTTAAGTTTTACGTTCCCTTTACTTAAAAAGCTTGGCTCTAGGTAGGGCGTGTTCGGGACGACTGCCGCGAACGGAACGATGGGCGACTCTGGAACTGAGTCGTAAGTGTTAGCCGCTACTCCTTGGATCGCTGTCTTTAATGGAGTTCGGACGC